CACTTCCAATCTTTACTTTGTTTAGTTTGGCCATTACACTGCACAATCCGTTCCGGTATGTTGTCCGACTAATGGAACTGCTCCATCGTCTACTTCTTCGTAAATCTTTCCTGACGTCTGTTTGTAAGCCAACTGGCACTCAATCGTAAAGTCAATAGTTGGGCTTATTCGTAACGTCAAACTTTCTATGCTTTTCACAAAAGTAATCAGTTGGAAATCATCGGCAGTTACTTCATGGTCTGGTCCGTCGGGAGCACTGTCCCCTGACTCGCCAACTGGACCCATTGCTCCTACGTTGCCATCATCTCCTGGTGGGCCCTCGTCTCCGGTTGGGCCGATGCTTCCTTTCGGTCCTTTGGGTCCATCAGTTCCACGATCTCCGGTTGGCCCTTTATCTCCCTGCTGACCATCGGGTCCATCGGGACCAGGCTTGCCATCTTCGCCGTCAGCACCAGGAGGCCCCTTGGGACCATCTCTCCATTGGATATGGTTGTGTCCATCCTTTGGGATGTCTATGAAATTATCAACGTAGAGCAACTGCTGATCTAAGCCATCTACTGAATCAATGGCATAGATTAAAGCCAACCCTTCAAGGACAGAATGCCAGACTCCTTTGAGCAACCAATTTCCATTGGACAGAGCAGCTATTCCTGTAGGAAGACCTCGCAGGATAAGAGGCAGATTGTCGAAGTGACCGGTGGACCAGTATTCATTCCCTTCCTCGCCATCCGGGTCTGCTGCATTCCGCCGGTAGTCTCGTTCAACCGAAAGGTAGTCTCCAACATTCAAGCTGGGAATAAGTGGATTGTAGATCAAAGCCCCATTGCTCAAATCCACCGCACTAGAACCAAGACCATACAAAGTCGCTTCGCCGGCGAGGGTGGCAGCAGCTTCCCACGTCCCGCGAACTGCTCCGCAATCACCAACTTGAGTTGCAATGGAAGGAACTCGAACAAACTTTCCAATTCCGTAGGAGGCCCATGTATCGTTGATAGTCTCTAACATGTCTCCGAGGTATTGATAGCCAGTTCCTTCCGGAGAGAAAGAAAAGTATGGATCATCACTGACTCCGTTGTAAGGGCCAACGATACCCCCGACTGCTGGGAATGGATGATCTGTATCTGAAAACTTGCCTGCTAACACAAGTCCTTCTCTGGCAGCATATCGGAAAGTATAATTGATCAGTGCAGCGTTTTCATTTTCCCATCGTACCAGTGGAGGAGTGCGGACTGAAACATTGGAACGAAACCCAGATCCAACATAATAGTTGTAGAGGTAAGTGCCAGGAAATTCGCTGTTGGCAGAATCAGTGTTGAATCCCTTACCAAACGGATTATGAATTTTGTTTAGATTGACAAACGAGTCATAAGGAAACAGCCCCCACCAACATGGGAATTTATAGTTTCCCAGGTCTCCACTTACATCTACCAAACACCAACAATCTTTCGGGTAGGATGAAATGGTAGGTCGCCACACGATAGGCCAACCACCGAATCCAGAAAGGAATGTCGGGGTGTTATCAAAGAAGAAAGAACCAGCAATCGAATCGTGCCAAGATTCGTAGAACCGACACCAAGCCCAAGCCAGTCCCTTCTTTACAATCGTTACAGGTTGACCTAGAGCAGACGGACCAATGGTGACTCCGAGTCCTTGGCTATACCAGTAAGATTCAATGTTGTAATGTCCAACGAAGGCTGGCTCTTGAAGTGCTTTGCGGTCCGTCTTTGTTAGCCTGTCAGGACCATACCAAACTCCTGGATAGGTTCGTTCCGCTAGAGGCAAACCATGGAAGCTATCATACTCCCAACCATAAGCATAAGCAGATCCTGGTGGGAATTTGAGTGGAACCTCTTCTCCGTTAACAATAGCTGTTTGATTTTCGTAGTCTGTTAAGGCTACCATCGACTCGGCATGTGGAGGATAGACATTAAGTAGCCGAGGAGCAGCTCTGCCATCTTTCAGTTGGTTGGGAAAGAACGCTTCTACCAAAGCGTTGAATGAACCACCAGGAAATTCTGTTAGTTCTGTGCCGACTTTAACTTTCTGGGGTATGGCCATTAGAACCCCAACAAGTTGAAATCTGCTTCCTCGAAGACCCGTTCCACATAAACCGCTTTTGGTATCTGGACAATGTGCGAAGAACCATCGTCAGGGTCTGGTTGATAAAGAACCCACAAGTATTCCCAGCCTCGTTTAGCAACCCCGGTAATCGTTGGCCCTATCTGAATGTCTTTCTTGTTTTCACTGTAAGCCATCCCAAACTCAACGTTCAATGTTCCGTCCGCACCAATCCCGCCACGACAAGAAACAAACAACAAAGATCCGGCTGGCCTTCCCTTGAAGTCAAACTTGTTGGTTGACCCCATAATGCTTTCCACTCCACGTTGATAGCCTTCTGTGAAGTGGCCTCCAGGAGCACTAAACGTCCAGATGTTTGTAGGAGACGGAACTGGTAATGTTACTCCTTCGGCTTTGGCATTGGCTCCTTGACCTCTGACATTGATGGCTCCATGCATTGGCGGGATCTTTGCTAACTCAGCTGGTATTTCTGGGTCCAGTAAATTACCAGCATCATCCACTCCATACCGAGCGATTGATTCAAGACTGGTTATGATATGAGCCGACGGGGTTTGATATGCAAAGGAATAGGAAGCGGAAGTGCCACCCCCGAGTGGGCTTCCACTCTGAAGCTGGACATAGTTGACTTCGCAGTCGTGGATATTGTTAGCGGCTGAAGCTGGGGGAACATCCCCATCCCAGCGAATCGTTTCAACGCTGATCCCTGAAATGACCAATCCTTGGTACGTCTCTGGGACAACAGCGGAAACCGCATCAATCGCATCTTGTTCAGATTCTGCTGCGAAGACTTTGTACTTCAAAGTCCGTTTAGTTGCGTCGCCAGTCCGAGAATTCAGTTGTTCTGTAACTACTGCGGCCATTAGGTATTCCCCACTGCAAACGTAGAGCCTGACTTGACTCCTTCTTTGATCCAGTCCGTTTGTTTTATCAGCTCAGCTTTCATTTCTTCTGTTGCATTGAGTTGCTTTTGTTCTATTGGAGTGACTCCGAACTGCTGTGAAGCCAACCGACCACTGAACGTCCCACGAGATTCAATGCCCCTTTGGTCTCTTTTTCTCTGTTCTGCTTTCGCGTCTCTTTCCTTCTTCTTCTTATCATCAATCAACTTGTCAGAATAGATTTTGTTGGCTTGCATCTGGACTTCCCAAGCCTTCTTCAATGCGTTGCCTAACAACTTCTGTCCTGGTGTTATCTTCGGAGCCATCCCACCGATCGCTTTCATCCATTCCTTGGCCTGCCCTTTCAAACTTGTGTCCTTTCCACCAGGAGCCTGTACTTTCGGAGCAGTCACTGGTCCTGTTACTCCTTGGACAAGCTTTTGGATTCTCACCCGTTCTGCCATCGCCTTGTTGATTTCTTCTTCCCGTCTCAATAACTCAGCGGCTGAAATCCCTTCTTTCTTTCGTACCTCTAAAGACGCTTTCATCAGACTGATATCAAGACGGGCTTGGAGATCGGATTTGAACTGTTGGGCGACCGCCATCTTTGCCTGGAATTTCTTGTACTCATTGATGTCTCGCTTAGCATTCAAGTCGCCAGTGATGCCCTTACCAAACTCGGTCGACATCTTCATAGTCAACCGGCGTAATTCTTCTTTCTCCTTCACAGTAACTTTAGTTTGTTCTGCCAACTGCTTCATCCGTTTGATGGAGCTAACAAGATCATCGGACGTAAGTGTCATCCGCTTACTTGCCATGTTGCTCAGTGCTACATCAAACTCTGTGACTGCGTCATGGGCTTCCCGGTACTTCAAGGTCAGCCAAATAACTTCAGCGGCGATGGCAGCAAGGGCTGCGATTACAGGATGAGTGACGAGCAAGTTCAAAGCGACCCACAACTTATGGACTGCTGCGGTAAGTCCACTGAAGGCAAGTGTCACGGGTCCGATGGCTGCTGTGACGGCAATGGATTTGAGGATGAACGTCTTGGTCGATTGATCTAAGTCTTTCCACTGCTTCAACCACACTCTCATCTTGGCGGCAGCACTTTCTATCATGGGCACCAAAGATGCCCCAATGGCTGATCCTGCATGGACAAACTGATTCTTGAGGATCTTCATTTGGTTGCCAAACGACTTCATCTGTTTGTCGGCGACTTCGATGGAAGTAACCAATCCTTCGTTCAATTCCTTTTCCCAGTCCTTCATCTTGTCGGACATCCCAATCAAAGGCAGAATCGCTTTTTGAGCAAGAGCGGCAAAGCCCAATGTGTCCAATTCTGCAGTTCTTTCTGATTGGGACATTCCTTTTAATGCCCGTTCTATGTCCTGGATAATAGAAATGAAGTTTCGGTAGTTGCCATCATCGTCAACGACAGCGATGCCCATCCTCTTGAATTCTTTGGCGTTGTCGTTGTAGGCTCGACTTAACAGACGAACGGCCCGCCCAAACATACTACCTGCCTCAGCTCCTTTCTTACCTTTCGTAGCATAGGCATCCAAGACGGCAAGGACCGTATTCATTTGAGTCCCAAAAGACCCGGCAGCCGTAGCAGCATCGTTCGTCAATGCTTCACTAAACTGTCTCACCGAAGCATTGGATTGGACGTTGGCGGAAACGAGAGAATTAGAAAGGGCAATCAGATTCTCCAAATCCTTTTCCGTATCTCCTGTCTGCAATCCCAATGCCGTTTGGGCGTCCGTCAAAAGATCCGTTGCTGTCGCCATGTCGAAAGCACCAGCAGTTGCGAAGGTTTCGACCGTTGATAACGAAGCCATGGCCTGCTGGGCATTCATACCCGCAGAAGCCAAGAAGAAGTAGGAGTCGGCCAACTCTGAAGCTGAAGTTATCCCCTTATCAGAAATGGCAACGGCAGTCTCTCTCATTGCCCGAACGGTAGTGTCCGACAAATTTCCCATGATGGCCGTTGACCTAGTCATGGTATCGTCGAACTTAGAAAAGGAATGAACCGCGGCAGCCGCCATCCCGACAAGTGGGACAGTAATCATCGCAGTCATCTTCGTGCCTATCGCCCGCATTCTTTTCTGCATACGGACCAGAGACGCGTCAACCTTAAGTAAGCCCTTGTAAAACCTGGAGGCATCAAGACCAAGGACGGCTTCAAGTGTGGGGCCGAGTTGTTGTTTCCTAGGCATCGGGAAGCTTCCTTTTAGATGGGACAGATAACATCAAAGTGAAAAACTGTCTAGCTTGTCTTTCCTTTTCTTTTGCTCCTAGTTTCTTGTCTTTCTTACTTTCCCCAAACTTTAACAAACCATCTTCTAACTTGATACGTTTGGGATTCTTTGCATGGCTGCGGGCTATCTCGACTGCGATCTGGGCCAAGTAATAATCCTCCCGGTGGAAGTGGTTTGGTTCATCCTCCAAATACTTCATCCATAATAAAAATTCTGTCGAGGTTGTCTTCGCTTGAACCTCTTGCAGGGGAAGGTGTAGATGGCTGGCCAGTTGAAACCAACCAAGCGTCTCCCCCGTCAATCGTTTCCCAACTCTTCCTCGTCCGCTCCTGTGATGTTAGAAAGTGCTTGAGCGGCCTCGAACAATTGGCTAACCACACTCGAAGGATAGGACTGCACCTCGTCAAAAGAAACTTGGACGCCCTCCTGATCGTACAGATGCAAGTGAACAAGATATGCCTGCAGTCCAGAATAATCGGTGATACCGATGGGCTCCCCATCATCCTTGTACTTCATCTTGCCCGACATCCGAGTCAGGTATAAGTCTCGGCCCTTGCCAGTCAATTCTCGCAAGACATACTTTTCCTTTTCCTGACCTTCGGGTGAGGTCAGAACAACAGGTATTTCCTTCCGGGTCAATTCAAACCTTAAAGCCTCTGGCATCTTTTGGTCTCCTAGTAAAATGTTCTTCCCGTATCACAGAAAAGAAACTGCTCTACGGGAAGAATTGAAATGGCATTCTTAATGACCAACAGCAGTAGCAAGATAAATCGGAGCAGTTTCAGCTCCAGCATCATCTTGATTACTGGGAATGATCGTACAATCAGCAGTCGGTTGTTCTCCTTCCACACTGGCTCCTGGAGTAAATTCATCAAGCCATCCCCAGAACTCCCAAGCGTTTCCATTTGGAAAGATTATCCGGATGTACTTGTTGGCATTCAGTCCAGCAACAATCTCGTTCAGGACTTCTGGATCGTATGCCGCAGTAAAAGAAGCATCGCTGAGCGTGATCAGCCCTTTCGGAGCCTTCGTCCGCCAAATCGAATTCCGCATGGTGGACGTGTCGTTGGCTCCGCCGCCAGCCATTCCTGGAGGTGTTACCTCCTTTTCAAAGAACAGTGAAAAGTCGGAAGCCGTATCAGTCGTGTCGGCATCGCATGCAGTTTTGTTCGCATAAAATCCAATGATGGTTGAAAAGCCATCGTCCAGTCTACTGCTCATCGTATTTTCTCCTTTATGGGGTAGTTAAAGATACGGTCATTTCGCCATTCACTGTAAAGTTGACCAGTCTCGTATCCGGGTCCACTCCCGCATAGATCAACGAAGAAGTACGTTTGATATTGTGGAGAATATAAGTGTCCGTACTGACCACTACATTCGTTAGCTTAATCGCATCCAAAACATTCAGGACTTCTATTCCCTTTGCCCGAGCCGTCTGATAATCCTTGCCTCTGATCTGGACTTGAAACCTTGGGTGTTCAATTCGTTCTCCTGTTGCAACTCGCCCATCCATTACCGCATCATCGTCCAAAACACTAATCGCTTCCGCGGGTGTATCTGGCATCCGACTCATGTAGATGATCCACCCAGTTCCACCAGGAGCCTCCCCAATGCTCTGGTCAATCAGATGCTGAGCAACCACTTGGCATGGTGGAATGTCGATCATAAGAATTCTCTAGTAATAAATGCGATAATCTGTTTCTCATTCCGGCGAATTGGTATTTCCAGGAACTTCGCCGACTTGCCTGCCTTGTGAGTGTTCGTAAGTATCTCGTGAACGAAGATGGCGGAAGATTGGGCGTATCCAACTCTTACAACAGTGCCGGCTCCTT